GTGAGATTCTGTTCTAGATATCCTCAGAAGTAGAACTTCTTAGTAAACTAGTTTAATTGGATTTATTAGTCGCATCTATCTGCGAGTAATAGTCCTTAAAAATGTTTAATCATTTAAGGTCATCTCTAAAGAAATTTAAGATGATCTTTTTAGATTAGTATTCTAGTATCTATGCCTTATTATTCTAATAAGTAGATACGGGTAGTACCTCTATGGCCTGCCGTCCCGTAAGGAACAGCGGAATAGAAACTACCTTGAACCAAATAGAGATAAAATTTAAAATAATGAAAAAAAATGAAACAAAATCATCTTTCTTCAAAAATTTAAAGCTTTATTCTGATGTATTCAAGGCTGGATCTATGGTCTCACTTTCAAATGCAAAACATTTGAAACTTGTGTTAAAAAATGCGGGATGGCGTATAGCCGTCCTAACATTGCTTAGTACAAGAGAAGTAACCCGTTTTACGTTATTACATAATTTCGGTGCATATCTCATTCGTCTTAACAAGACGAATGGGAGTACGTACGTAATTAAGTTTCTTAAGGCTAGTCAACTAGCTGTGCAAAAGAAAATTGCCGGTACACCAGTCTCTTCATTAAGAGAATTGGAACCGGATTTTCCTTTACCTCGCCTCTCTAGTTCCGGTCTTCCTCTTTGTATTAAACTTAGAGATAGACAGGCCATAGGAGTAGGCTCTGTTCGTATTATTCGATTTTGACTCAGTATCTTTTCTCTTTATAGAGTTTTAGAGACTGATTTCAAAACAAAATTGAATACTATAACAGATCCTTTTTCAGGGGATTCTTTTAGTCTCGAGTTATTTAATAAATGACTTGGCAGTTTTCATGCTAAGTTACTTATTACTAAAACTCTACCTAATATAGAATCTTCTGATCTGTCTGTTAAAAGGGTTTTACCCCTTCAAACAAGCGGCTCCTTAGGTTCACCTAGTTTTGCGAGTGTTATGGAATCTATTTCTCTTTTAGAGAGAAATGGACTTTTAACCACAGTTTTGGATTTGGCAAAAGCGACTAATTCAAAAATGTTTATTTCTTTCATTGATAATTGTAAATGGGTTAATTCCCAGTTTTCAATTAAAAATTTGAGTTACAAGCATGATTGTCTCGGTCGTTTGGCCTTCAAAGAAGAAGCAGCTGGTAAATTACGGATTTTTGCCATGGTTGATGTTATAACACAATCATTGCTTTATCCAATTCACCAAACACTTCTTTCTTTGTTTAAAATGATCCCGAATGATTCGACACTCGATCAAGATAAAGCAGTTGAATTTGCTAAATCTTTAGCGGAAAAACATAAAAAATCTTTTGGATTTGATTTGTCTTCTGCTACCGATCGATTACCGATTTCTTCTCAATCAATATTACTTACCAATATTTTTGGTAAGTCGATTGGATCTTTATGATCTAAACTTTTGATTGATCGGGATTATTTTATATTGAAAAATAATTACTCTCTTCCGGAAGGTCCGGTAAGATACTCTGTTGGTCAACCAATGGGTGCTTTATCGTCATGAGATATGCTTAATTTGACTCATCATATGATGGTTCAATATTGCGCATCTCTTGTGTCTAAAGTTCCATTTGGAACCTGGTATCAGGAATACGTTGTTCTTGGAGATGATATTGTCATTTTTGATCAGCAGATTGCTGATCTTTATTTGACTTTATGTAAAGGATTAGGAGTTGAAATTAATTTATCAAAATCCGTCCTTTCTCCTAACAAACCCGTTTTCGAGTTTGCAAAAAGAACTATTTATTTTGGGAAGGATGTTAGTGCTATTTCGTTCAAAGATATAATTCAATCGAATTCATTCTTTGGCCGATTAGCTACTGTATCTCGTTTAATTAAACGTGAATATGGTAAGGACATGCGACTCTTGTTCCAACTTGGGAATAGAGTTCCACGTACTACTTACACCGATCTCAAGTATCCTATTATCGGATATATGAGCCAACTCTTACAACAGAATAGTAAAAAGTTTAATTTAGACTCTTTACTTAGTTTAATCACTAATTCGGATTATCCTATTTCTTTCTTTGGACGTAAAATCCATTGATTGAAACCTGATATTCTTATTAAATGTTTAAACAACTGTATTCTAGGTAACACTCCTATTAAAAGCATTTTATCTAAACGTGAGTTAAGATGATCTGCTATTAATAATATCAAATATAAAATTATATTAATACTTCGTATTAAGAAACTTTATGATGAATTGTGAAATCTAGATTTTGGTAAGGTGTCTCTTATTATCCGGGAGAGAAGTATAAATATCCCTGAAGAGGTCTCCTTTTATAAGGGACTTTCAGAGAAAGGTATTTCTCTCGATTTAAAGACTAGATTAGATCGTCGCTCATACTTTAAAGAATTTCCGTATGTAAAGAATGTTGAATATCTTAATAGATTATTCTTAACTTTCTTACCTACGAAGTTCTACCATAACTCTGATGTAAATTTCAGAATGTTAAGGTTAGGTATGGACGTTGATTTATCTAGACCAAAACTTCTTAAATCATTCCTTTGAGTAGAATCTAATCTGCTCAAAGGAGACTTACAGAAGTTTGTAAAATCGAAAGCATTTTCGCTGACCTCTGTAGAATCATTAACCCGGCTCTTAGAAGAATTAGTAAGTCTTAAGACTTCTTTATTCTTCTCCGAGCCTACGGATATTCGAAAGAAGGATGCTTTAATTGAAAATCCACTTAAAATCTTGGATTTTATTAAAGATTGAAACCGACCTGAAGTAAGTAAATTACTAAAGGTAACTAATGCAGATTTTCTGCATTTAGAGGGTTTAGTCATTGACTCGGATTTTCCGAAGAACTTTGACTTTAATCCTGGTTTCAAACCTAATCTCGATTTTCTACGCAAGAAATAGCAAGTTGGTCAGATAATACTTGACCACCCGTTATCTCGAGCGTTCACCGTACGGGCTAGGTTCAGAAAGGCAACTATCCTATCTAGGATGCGTACCGAAATAGGTAATCTTTATTCTTGTCTGATCGGAAGTCCTATAAGACTTAAGCCGGAGATTAAGAATGAGGTGAAAAAGAATTGTAATAATGGTATAAACCACAACAACTCTTAATCCGCAGCCTACCTGCCTGAGACTCGAAGACCTTCGGGTCTAGACTTAGGAAAATAGGAGCTACTAAGCGGCTGGTGTTTATCGGAAGCCTTAAATACTTAAGCGTGGATGGAAAACCTTGTTTCCCTTCTTGCTAGAACTCGATCCTTAATGGATTAAGAATTCTATATAGGTTCAGTGAATCTATATATAAGTAAATAATTTTTTCTTTTAAGAACCTATGTCAAACGTGTGAAAACGAATGATTAGAGCCGCCTCGTATAAGCGAACTACTCAATAGAAGCTTTAAAAGATGATAAATTTAATTATAATCTTCTCTGCTTTCTAAGGGGATACTTAAGTGCATCATCATTATTTAATAATGATAAAATAGGTTTATTGATGTAGAAACATCCGTACATCTATTTAAAGATTTAAGTTTTTGGAATGTGAGCCATAGGAACCATCTAGATGATGATCCTAGTTAGCTGACGCCCGGCAACAAATCTTGAATCTCAAAAGGATTTGAGAGATTATAATGGAATGGGATTTGTATATTTGAAGAAGAACTTCAATTTCAATACAAGCACTAAATTATAATTGCACATCGCAGCCCAATTACTTATCTCCTTGAGATAGAAATAAAAGGACTAT